CTCTTCCGATCTAGCAGTAGCTGTTTTGCGAACTTTAAATGTTCCAGAACTATTATTACCAGTTGGGATTCCTGCATATCCTACTATAGTAACTCCTGTCGAGGTACCAAGCGTACAGGTAGTGCCGCCTATATTGATTATTGAAAACTCAAAAGCGCCGTTAACAGGAAGGGAAGCCAACAAACTTGAATCCAAATCAGAACCAGTGGGCATTGTCAGTGTTGCAGTAAAACCACCACAAGTAATAATGCCATTTAAAAGTTCTGCAACCGTTAAAGTTGCAGCCGCAGTTTTTGCAATTGGTGTATCTTGAGAGCTATATTTCACGCCTCGAAAGAATGTAACGCCATTTACGTCTAGCGGACAGAGCGCGGTGGTTTGACTAATAGCCACATTACCAGTGCCACTAACTACAAAGGGAGAGGCGTCAGGGTTTGTAGAATCCTCAACTACAAGCGCATTTCCAGCGCCTAGTTGCGTAATACGTAGCGCATCAGAAGCGCTATTGGCGGTGACAATAGTGCCACCATCTAACGTTTTGTTTGTCAGCGTTTGCGTGTCTGTGGTGCCTACCGCTGTGCCGGTAGGGGCTGTTTTAGTGGCCCAATCATCTAAATTAGCAGCCGCAGCCTGAGCGCCTAACGAAGTTCTGGCGCCAGAAGCCGTGCTGGCTCCCGTGCCCCCATCCGTAATGGGTAAAATCCCAAGACTATGAAAGTTGGTTCCATCACTAAACACGCCAATTTTTCTGCCAGCAGCCACAGCAACACCCGCTCCAGCAGCCGTTGTGTTACCCAGAACCGTTGAGTTGTAGATCGTTGCTACATACGCGGTGGTGTTGTAGATGATGTACTGCTTAGATGCTGGAGGCGCATAGACTGCAAAGTCTGCGGTTGTTGTAGTGGTCAGCGCAATCATGGCATTTCTAGCTTGATCTGCTGCGCCATCGTTAGCTGTAAACGCCTGCGCTGCGGATGTGACTGAAACAGACACGTAGCCGGAAATGGCATCTTCAATCAGCGTGCCAAGGTTAGTGTTGGTTGTGGTTCCCCATACGCCCTGCTGTTCGCCAGAGCCAATGAGTTCAATCCTTAGATCGGGGGAAAATGTACTTGGCATGTGTGTCCTTAGTTCATGTCTACATTTTGCCGGTCTGGTTTTGGGCTACCAACCAGCAAAACTTAACTAGCTGATCCGCACAATTGCGCTGCTAGCATTTGCGGCTGGAAAAACAATAGAAAATGTCTGGGTGGAGGTTTTGTCCGCCCCAAAATCCAACACGGCAACGGACTTATTGCCCTGAGTGCTGTTGTAAATTAACGCGCCACGAGCCGTAAACGCTGCGCCAGCCCATGATGAGTCGGCAAAACTGACATACGCGGTAGGCACATTCTGAGAGTTATTACCCGACGAAGGGCTGGCAGAGATGACAAGTGTGTTGCCTCCTGCCGTGTAACCTGTGCCAACGACTTCCTCGTCTGTCGTGTAAACAGTAGTGTCCGGGCCAATCGTAGATAGCGCCGTGTAAAGCGCCACTTTGAAGGTGTCTGGCGACGTTGGGCCAAAGTTATGAACCGCTTGAAGCAGTTCTATCTTAAAGCTGGTCGTGGATGTTTGGGCAATGGTCATGTGACTGGAATCCTAACTTGACCACTGCGGTAGGCATCCTGACGCTCCATGCCATCTCCAAGACGTTTCGCAAGCGCAAGTGCTTCTTTGTACTTGGTGTCGTACAGCGCGATGATGTCTGCTTCACCCTTCATGTAGGTGTACGCTTCAACCAACGAACCATACAGCAGTACCGTATCAAAGTTGTCACCCAACCATGTCCTACCCGAGGCCACCGTGGTGATGGACTCTGGATAGTAGTAGTAGTGAAGTTCGGTCGAGTAAAACGCATCTGGCGTAGGACCAAGAATGAAAGTTAACTCGTTTGTGACCGTAGAGCCTGACACAGTTGGGCCAAACAAAGCGTAGTACTTGGGGATCGCGGTATCGGTGGGCTGTGGATACGCTTGGCGAATGAAGTTCACATCCTTGTTGAGCAAATACTCATATGAGCCGGTAGCGTCAATGACTGCGATGGAGTACGGAGCCAAAAAATCATCCGGGCAGGCCAAGTACTTATTACCCAGCGTCATGGTCCCAGTCACGTTTTTGCGAAGTGAAGGGAACTGCACCGAGTTGTATATACGCTGTTCTGCCTGTTCAATCAGACGGTTAATCTGGGAAGTGCTGGAAACAGTGGACCCGTCCGCCAGATAGGTTGCTGGGAACTGATTTTCTGTATACGACTGAATTGCCGCTACAAGCTCGGAGTACGTCATTTTTTATGCCATTGGGCCGCGAGCCATCAAGCCTTTAATGGCTGCACCAGTGCCACGGATTTTGATGCCAGAGGTTTTGGTAGGCGGATAGTCGTTGCTTCTGCTGTTGGCAATAGAAACGCTGGTATCACGCAAGTATTTCTTGTTGTCTGACAGACCCGCTTCCTGAACTGGGAGCTTCTTGCCAGTCATTGTGTGAGGTTCGGCGTAAACGCTAGCCGGACCCACCTCTTTGCCGCCTTGTTTCATGCTGTATTTAGCCATGATTAACCCTTCCGACCGGGTGACTTTTGGTTGGCAATCTTAGCCAAACCACGACCCATTTTAAGCATATCGCTGTTGGTCTTGCCACCAGCCCGCATTTTTGTTGGCTTTTGGCCGGGGTGCATATTTGCTTCGTGCTTCCGCACTGCTTTCTTTGCGTCCATGATCAACTCCTTAGGTCGTTGCAATACTAACTGTACCAACTTGCGTCATTAAAGCCAAGAGGTTCGGCGTTAACGCATCATCAAAAACTCTGGACCCGCCTACCGGGTTCCAACCCCATTGAATATTGCGGCTTCCTTCGCCTTGGTATCCATCTATCAGAAGACCAGAAGCCACATAACTCCTGTCGGGGCGAGGGTTCCTCAGGGCTTGAGGGTCATCTACCGGATACTCACCAAGATGTAATTGAGGATGGTCGGGGTCCCAGCATTGGGGACACACCAACAGATCAAAGACTTTGCCCTTGATGACTTCTCTCTTTAGCTTCTTCAAAAGAAAGCGCTGGCCGCAACGGTCGCACTCCGAAATTGCCTTCTTACCGCTGGCAAACCGATTTCCCATCAGCTACCCCCGATAAATTGATTCCGGGGAACCAATCTCAAAGACGCCTTCTCACGATCTTCATCTGCGGCCAACTGCCACGCCTCATCGTACTGGGCTTTCAGCATAGGCATGCGCTCAAAGCCTGAGGGCAGTTTTCCAGCAATGTAGTAGGACAAGCCAGCCGCCATGCATGGAATAAACCTAAACGGAACATCCATCACATTTACACCGCCACCAGCATCCTGCGTGCGACGCAGACGCCAGTAAACCAATTGGTAAGGCTGGGAGCCATCTGGAGTCGGCCAGAGGGTTACAGCGGGCACCTGCTCCCAATACACTGATGCTCCAGTTAGATGAGATGCAGCAACGGTGTCTTGCTGACCACGGAAGCAGTTGTACAAGGTATTCCCTGAGATGTAACCGTAGTTAATGATTTCACTGCCGACTTTTACAAAGCCAGACGCAGGCAGACCAATCACCGAGTTAAGAGGGATGGTGGTGGCGGTGCTGTTTAAAGCACCATTGAGGGCAAGCCCAGTGGGTGACGTTTGTCCATTGAAGCGCTGTATCCAGATTTGGATTGGACGAGCCTGCTGAATTTTGTTGGGGATTGTGGCATACGTGGAAACGCTAATCCGGGTAACCGACAAGTCGGCTTGAGTGGTAGCGGTATTCCCCCCGGTACGAATGACATGCTCAAGGAGATCAACTGTGTCATTGGGAAGAGCGTATGTGTTCTGCCCCTGCACCAAGTTGATGGTGCCAGTCTCAATGGTCCACATGTTGATGCCACGGTTGGCCCAGTCAGCAAACATGATGTTTAAACTGCGCCGGGCAGTACGCAAGTCATAACCTGTGCGGAGTTCACCGCCAGCGCGTTCAAACGCCTCCTCAACCAACTCTGTCAGGTCAAGGTTAAACGCGGAAGAGCCGGAGGTGTTTGCCATTATTTTTTCGCAGTCTTAGCGGAATTTATAAACGCCTGCTTGGTTGGTGCCCCGGGCTTTCCGGGAGAACGCATCTTTTCGCCAGAACCTGCGGCAATCCTTTTGCGCTTTGCATGAATGTTCGCATAAAGTCCCACAGGCCCCCCATCAGCATACATATCCACAGGATAGTCACCGTCCCGCTTCTTAACGACCCGGGCTTTTGGCACTTTCTTGGGGTTAATGGCCCCCATGCCACGGCTAGCCAACATGTTTACACCATCTTGCCACGGGTGTGGCCTTTGGTAATGCAACCATCAGCGCGAGTGACACCGCCACCAGCCATCTTCTTGGTCTTAGGCGCTTGCTTGGGAGCGGGTTTTGTTTCCGGCTTAGGAGCCAACTCAGTGTTGGTTAGTGCCGCATCGTAAGCCGCACTCGCCTTGACGGCATCTTTGGCATCCTGTACTTCTTGCAACATTTCTGCTTTGTTAGCCATTGTAAATCCTTAGTACATTTTGCAACGAGTTTTGCCCTTGGAGGCAATACCATCACCGCGCTTAGAGGTGGACGAGGTCATTCCGCCTGAAGCCATCTTCTTGACTGCTCCACCTTTTTTCATGCCGAGTTTCAGTGGCTCGTAACCAATCTCTTTGACACCTTCTTTGGTCATGTACGACTTTCCGCGATTTGCCAAGTTTTTGGCCGCAGCATTCAAAGCCCGAAGGCTAGGCCCACCAACACCCATTTCCAAACCTTGTTGGATGTTTTCTTCAGAAGGGGCTTCAAAAGCACTATCAACAAGAGCTTGTTTTTCTGCTTTGGCACGAGATGCACGATAAGCGGCTTCCTCCCCAATGGCAGGGCCACGACCACCACCCGAACCAGTGCCCGTCTTTTTAACGGCTTTGGCACGA